CATTTTTAGATTGTACAACACACGGAAATTTTTCCCAACCTGTTGTAATAATACCTGTTCCTAAAGTTTTAAATAAGTCGGAAAAGATATTTTCAGTCAGATATTGTTTTTTGGTTCTGTTTTCGTGTAAATTCAAAATCCTTTCTCTTTCGGATTCATTCAAAAAATATAACTTCTTATTCATAAAAATCTTTCTTTATAAATATCATTAATCTATGAAAACTTGTTACCCTTTTTAATATTTTCTATTCCCCACATTGGTTGAAGATTTTCTAACGACCAACACTTCTTAAACTCATCATCTCCACTACTCTCAAATATAAACGATGATATTGGTTTAATATGGTCAATATGCCACTCACCATAGTTATCCCAATTCATCCCATCGTTAAATTGTTTTTGTAAATGTACAATAAGTTCCTCAGGTGAGTAACCCAAGATATCAAAGTAGTGTCCGTACTTCTGTAAATTGTTTTCTTTAAGTACTATGTATATTGCAGTTCTAAAGTTAGAGATGAGTTTATAAATTGGGTCAGTATGTCTTTTGTGTTTTTGATATTCTCGTTTTTTTTCTCGATGTTTATTAATATTATTTTCTCTCCATTCTTTATGATATGAATTTAATTTATCCCTATTATTTTTTTGCCATTCTTTGTGATAAATCGTTTTCTTCTCTTTGTATTTTTCATAAGTTCTTTTATATGTGGCTTTTTTACCTCCTTTGAACTTTTTACCAGGGACACCAACTTTCACATTGTTTTCTTTTAATATACGTAATACAATATGTTTATTAATACCCAATCTTTCGGATATACTGGGACTACCCAACATTTCGTCATTGTATAACCTTATTATTTCGTTAACTATTTGTTTATCTAATTGTATCTTTTTCATATAAGATAAATATAAACATAAAGTTGATTATTTCAATAATCAATAAAAAAAAAAGGGACAAAAACTTGTCCCTCTCGTCAATATTAACTAAGATTGATTATCTCAATTCTTGTAAGTCGAATGTTCTAACACCATCAACTGTAATTCTTCCATAGAACCTGTTGTTCACCATTTTTTTAGCGTATCTAGTCATGATACCTTTGATTGGTGTAAAGTTGAATGGATTATACATTGTTGGAGTCAATTGAAGTGGAACATACGGAGCATAGATGTAACCAGTATCAAGAAGTGACGTACCTTTGTGTCCAATTAACACTTGGTTAGGTGGGAAGTAAGGGTCACGATATACTTGGTATCTACCTGCTAATGTACCTACTCTTTCAATACCCATATTGTATTGGTCTTGGTCAGGAGAAGCATTTGATACGTGGAAGTATTCCAAGTCATCAAAGATTGCAGAAACCTCAGAAGACACAACAATCCAGTTAGCACCACCTCTAAGAGTTGATTTGTGGATTTGAGCAGAAAGTTGGTTGATAGCAGTAATCAACGTTTGATTCCAATCTTTTTGAGTGTAAGAAGTAGTAGCACTAATTCTTCTCCATCCGTTGTAATCCCATCTTAGATTCCAAGCAGCACCTTTTCTAAGGTCACGTAGGATTTCTCTATCGATTTCAGCTGCAACTTGCTCAGAAAGAAGAGCAGTTAATTCAGCTTCAGCATCGATGTTGTGGAATGCAGCAACGTCTTGTGCTAATTCAGGAGACCATTGAGCTCTTAATTTTCTTTCAGTTACAGAAACAGTTACTGATTCAAGGTCGAAAGAAACTTCACCAATTTTGTCTTCAAATTCTAATTCTTCGTATCTTCTAAATACTGTTGTGAATGCAGTACCTGAAAGTGTACCAGTCAAAGTTGTACCTGTGTAACCATCTAAAGAGTCAGAACCACAATCAGCACATATTGGACAAGAAAGGTCTACCTCTAAGTAGATACAACCATCTTGACTACAAATGTCATTGTAAGTACCACCACCATTTGAAGGCCAAGTAGTTTTAGTATTAGTTGAAGTTGGAGAAACGATACCTTTACCATATTGTTGAGTTACAACACGGAATAATAATGAGTTTCTTGTACCAGCAGCATTGTAAATAACATTACAAGGAGTTGTTGCACTGAAAGGTGAAGATGCTTGAGCGGCTGTTGCATATACTCTTAAATCAGATAAGAATGCCTCAGTATCAATTTCATTACCATCAGGTGCAATAAGTTTACCAACACCAGTGTCAGCAAATCCACACATTTTGATAATTACTTTTCTTACGTTAGTTGTTGCTGGATATTGAGATGTTGCATCAGTAAGTAATCCACTACTCCAAACTTGAACAGTAGCTGTTTGAGTAATAGCAGACCAACGACCTTTTGAATAATCAAATAAACCAGGAGGGTCTAAAGCAGCTTCATTACCTTCATAGAATAAATCATAAAGATTTTTTGCATAAGCACCAGTACTTGTACCATAACCAGCACTTGTATCACCAGGATAGTTACCAGGACTTCCTACAGGTGCGTAGTGTTGACCACTATCACCAGCATTGAAGTTACCTGAAGGGTAAGTAGCACCAGTGTAACCTTGGATTTTAGGTACGAAGTAGAACAATTTACCAATAGGTAAGTTCATAGCTTGTACAGATACGATATCGTTAGCTAACAATTTAGAGAAAACTCTTCTTACGATAGGAAATACAACAGTTTCGAAAGAACCTGAACTTCCATCAGAAGTTGCTTCATTGATTAAGAAAGAAGCTTGGTTTTCATATAACTGAGCTACGTTTTCTTTTAGGTGGCCTCTAAGACCTTCAAGGAATCCTAATTTATCCCATTTGTTGATAGTATCTTCTTTGATAACTTTAAGGTGTTTCAAACCAATATTACCAACAAGACCCGATTCTAATAATGCTCCCATTTTCTATTTTTTTTAGTTTAGTTTGCAGTTTATTGTTTATTTTAATTTTGACATTAAATCTTTCATTCTAAGGAATTGAGGATTTTCGTAAGTTTTTGACTCAATCAAGTTAATTGATGAACCATTTGAAGGACTTTTTTGAATTGTTCTTTCGATTGATTCATTAACTTGTTTTCCTGTAGAAGGAGTTAATTCGTCTTTAATAATTTTGTAAAGATTTTTTGATTCTTTAAGAGTTTCTACACCATCAAATCTTTTCAGAATGTTAATTTTTTCTTGTTTTGAAGTTGAATGTTCTGTAAACAATCTTGTCGCATAAGCTAAGTTTGAATTAAATATTGCAACTTCATTTAATTTATTTCTGAAAACGTTTAATGCTTTTCTGTATTCCTCATTTTTTTCTCTAAGTAAATTTACTTCTTGAGATTCGATAGATTCTTTTCTGATATGACGTGGTGCTGCTTTTGGTTTTGGAAGACCTTCTCTACCCCAATATTTACCATTACCTAGTGTTCTTGAAGCTTCTTTAGTTTCCCTTTTTTCAAAATCTGAACCTTTGTGAGTTTTTGATTTCATACCTTTTTTTCCGGTATAATCTTCTTCACCTTTGTGAGTTTTTGATTTATCGCCTTTGTTCATACCATATTTACCCTCCTTAAATTCACCTTGTAAACTTGGTGATTTTTTGTCGAATTCATACTTCGGTCCTTTACCAGTATATGGTGCTTCATCACCCTTTTTCATTTTCTTTGTTGGGAAGTCCATAACCTTTCCATAGTTAAATTTAGGTCCGTGTCCAATACCAACTCCTTTCGGTTTTCTGGCTTTCTTTGCTTCCATTAAATCATCCATTTCCTCGTCCATAGAATCATCCATTTCCTCGTCCATAGAATCATCCATTTCCTCGTCCATTTCGATTTCATAGATTGGTTCATCCATTTCCATCATATCCATGTCATCCATTTCCATCATATCCATGTCATCCATTTCCATCATATCTATGTCATCCATTTCCATCATATCCATGTCATCCATTTCTTCGTCAGTTTCCATTTCGAGTTCATAGATTGGTTCATCCATTTCATACATTTCTTCATCCATATCTAACCCTTCACGTACAATGTAATACTCTTTATTAGTCTCATCATCAGATAGTTCAATGTTACCTTCACCATCTTCAACCACCGATATTTTGTCAGTATCTTTCATTCTTGAAAATACTTTCATTACGTTTTCGATTGGTTCATTTGTTAAATCAATTGTAACATCTTCATCATCTTCCATTTCTTCATCGTCTTCAAATTCCATGTCTTCATCATCCATTTCGTCTTCCATGTCTTCATCATCCATTTCGTCTTCATCGTCCATTTCGTCTTCCATGTCTTCATCATCCATTTCGTCATCGAATTCAACATCAGCAATGTCAGATTCTTCTTCTTCTGAATCAACCTCTTCTTCGTCTTCTTGTTCGTTAAGAGATTCTTTTACTAATTCCTTGATTTCTTGTCTCATTACTGAACCAAGTATTCCTTTTGCATTCTCAGCAACCGCTTCTTCCAAATTTTTCATTTGAATGATTGCCTCTTCTAAAATGTTTTTTTCTTCAGCCATTTTTGGTTTTTTGTATTTTTATTCTATAAATATGTTAATACTTTAAAAAAACTTTTGTAGAGTTATAAACAAACCCAAAAAAGTTTATTTATAAATATCCCCAAAATCTATAAAATGAAAAAAGGAGGAACAAAGTCCTCCTTTATTTTTTAATTAGATAAAAAAATTATTCAATTACTTCATCTATTTTACTCTCGACTATTGCGGTAATACGCCAATCTTGTGTATAGTGCTCATAGATTTTAGTTACTTTTGCTTCAACATCTGTGGGATTGTAACCAAGAACTAATTTTTCTAATTTTATTTTTTTTACTTTACCTGATTCTTCATCAACTAAATCCTCGGCAATTTTTGCTACAAAATACTTTTGTCCATCTTCCATATCTTAATGATTTTTTTAATTTAACTAATACCCAAGTTTAGCCAATTTTTTCATTAAATCAAGAGTAGCGTTACCTTTTTCACCAACATTTCTTTCTATAGCCATTTTTTTATCTTCGTCTAAGTTTTCAGCGTACATATCTCTATCCTCTTTATTTATAAAAAGGTAAGCCCCTGGTGTTGATGGTGAAGATACTAAGTCAAAACAAATTAACTCGAAGTCATCTTGTACTTCATTCTGTTCCCCAACCTTTTTAAGTGAACCAACACCACGAGATGAAATACCTAACGTAACTCCTTGTCTGAGATAATTCGCAGCCATATCTCCTTTTGTTGAAACTATTCCCCTCTCGTGAAAACCTGGTGAGGTTAGTAATTTTAGTTTACCCATCAATATAGGTCCTTCCCACCATACTTCAGTAATAATATGAGAAACTCTATCTAAATCTATCAAGGAGGACTCAGGGTGATTTAACTCAGACAATGAAGTACCTTTAGCAATCATTTTTTTGTAGTTTTCTGCTTCTCTTTTTAAGATTCTTTCAGGATAAACTCTTCCATTACGATTTGGGGTGTTATATTTTTGTAATACAGCATAAAATTCGAATGGTTTGGAGTGGTCTAAAAAGTTTTTAGATTCTTTTATTATTTTGGCATTTTCATCCATTGAAGGAGAAACATAACCTGCATCATATTCGATTAATATACCTTTACCCACGTGTCCTGGTTTGATTACTTCTAAGTTCATATTTGAATTTTACTATATAAATATAAATCAAATATAGTTTTATATTTCTGAAGAGTTATTTTTATCCTTTTTGGTTAAGGTAAATGAAAAATATTTGTTATTGTGAAAGTTTTCTCTGAAAACGTCTTTTGTGATGTTTTTCAAACAATCCTTTATTTCAGAAGATTTGAAATCTAAGTAAGGTTGTTTTGTAAAAAAGTTTATTTCTAAGTTGAGAAAAGATTTTTTATTTAAGTTTATACCACTCGACCTTAAATCTAAGTCCACAATAAAATTTTCGTTGAATAATTCTTTGTTTATATTGTGATAAATTGTATGTTTGATACTTCTACTTAGATTCAAAACAACTCTATTCCAATTCTCTACGTCTTCTTTTGGTTCTACCCATGTTTGTATGTTTAGGTAAATGGAGTTCAATTCAAACGAATCTACAGTACCATAAACAACTTTTGCAATTTTAAAACCTTGTATTTTTGAGGTTTTCCCTTTTTTCATTAATTTGTAACATTTTCAGTTTATTTTTTCATAAAAATAGGGGATATTTACTTAATAGTCAAAAATAAATTGTTTTAACAAATATTTGTATCATATGCTAATAATCAAAGTCGATAATAAAACACCAATAGAAAAGGCCTTGAAACTTTTTAAAAGTAAAGTTATCAAGACCAAATTGATGACTGAGTTAAAAAACAGAAAGGAATTTGTTAAAAATTCAGTCAAAAGAAGAACTGAATTGAACAAAGCAAAATATGTTCAAAAAATCAAAAATAAAATAGATTAGATACTATTATCCAATTCCTCCAATCTAAATAAATTCAATTTATCAAACTTTTCATTTGTAATCTTCGAAATTGTTTCATCAATTTTGGTGACTACTTCTTCTTCTGAATTTTGTTTGATGTTACTTAGTTTATTTAAAACACTTTCTTTAACTACTTTGTACTTAGATTCCATTTCAGTAACATCTGAAGAAAGAAATCTCAACAACTTACCCTTAGTGTTTTCGTCTAATTGTTGTACGTAGTTTTTGATTGTTTTATTTGCTATATTAACCATTGTTGATATTGGTAAATTAATTGATTCTTTTTCTTTTTTAACCTTTCTTTTAAGGGATTCTGTTATTTTCTTTCTACTATTAATTTTTTGTTCAATAGTTAGAACACTATCAGAAAACAAATTGTCAATGTCAGTATATTCGTTTTCAACATCAACACCCTCAACCCATAGTTCAAGTTTCCTCAATTTCTTTGGGTTAATTTTGCTCACAA